GGTCTACACAGATTCGCATATGCAGCCACAGGTTTGAAGGCCTTCAGATATACAATATCGGTAACTTCTTCAGGTAAATAAAACCCCATTGATTCAATATCATTTTGATTATACTTACTGGTCAATGTAGATGATTTATGATTTTCTAAGATTACTCCATCATACTCACCAACCTTGTAGAGGCTGTTGGTTATGTATTGGTAGAATCTTGTTCGTTCAGCAAAAGAAAACACATCATCAAAGATGTGTATCTTCTTATGTCTATCATCATTAATATCATCATATGCCATAATATAATTACCAAATTAATATTCTTGGGGTTTTTTACCTATGTTGTATTTTGGTACCAACTCCCAATCGTGCTTTTCTTTGTGAGATAGAATCTTGATTTGCGACAAGAAAATAGGAGGAGGATTCTCCGCCTTGTCCTTATTGACAATAGTTACAAGACCCCAATCAGCCAAAAGTTTTGCGATTGCGTTTCTACGGGACAAATCATTTTCAGAAATGTCAGTTGGTTTACCATCTAATGCAAATAGTTCTTTGAAATGCACGATGTAATACTTACCTTGCTTATGCAGAATGTGGCAAGACTGGTAAAGTATTCTATCTTTTTTGGAAGCAACACCAATACGGGTAAGGGTTTCCCGAACCTTGAGAAAGTCATCCTTTTCGTTCAATGTAACTTCAACTAAATCTATAATTGAAATCATTACTTGTTCACTCCGCCTTTTGTTATTTTTGCTTTTATTTCAGCGATTTGTTCATCAGTAAGAATACGCAGAGCTTCTTTGGCTTTCTCATTTGAGTAACCGAAGTATTGCTTTACACACTCAATATCTTTATCGACCTCTGATTTCTGCCACGGTTGGAATTTCCGTTTCATTGGTCTTATTGTATTTAGAAGATATTGGTATTGCATATCCACATCTAAGCTGTTGTTTATATTCAATTCATTGACATACAATATGCAATCCATGTGATAGGATAAGGCTCGGTTGATTATAAAAGGTTTATAATCTTTATAGTCCAGTTCGTCACGAAAGACGGATTTCTTTTTCTCCAGTATAGATGGTAATATTTCTTTGAATAAATCTGGCATCATCTATCCTTATTTGATAATAATGGTGCAGAAGTGGTTGGCCAATCGATACCATAAGCATCCCACTTGAAGTTTTCTTCTTCTTGTGGATTATATGGTGAATCAACGACATATTGAACATTTGCCCAATCACTTAATACCAAATAACCATGTGCATACTGTGGTGGAATTAATAATGCAGTTTCGGAATCCAATTTAAAACCACACCAATCTCCAGTTAATGGATCCAAAGCGACATCAAAGATTTCACCGACCATTGGCATAACCAATTTAGTTTGATTCTGTCTATGCATACCACGCAATACATTGTGTCTACTTTTGGCAATATTGATTTGACGAAAAGTTCCTCTCATTTCATCATGAGTTGTGTTAGTCAATACTGTAAAGTAACCACGTTCATCAATGTGTCTAACGTGTGTAATTAATTTTATACCAGGCAATAATTTATTCATTTAACACTCCGACAAGGAATATAAGTTCTGTGAAGTTATTCTTTGTATTTCTTGTTGAGAATAAGAATCTGATTTTTTTCTATTATCACCATAATTATTACTTTCAGATAAATTCATCAAAGGTAATTTTTTATATAATTTAGAATGAAGATATATTTGTTCACTTTCAACTAAAGATAAAATATTTCTCATATTATCTTTAGGAATATGGGATTGTGGAACCAATAAACCAATATACAGATTTTTATCTTGGCGAGTTAATATAGGATAAGAATCATGAAACAATGCGTATTTTTTTTCTTCTGCATGGCCTAAGATATTATTTCTATTTTCCAATAATCTTATATGAGATTTTAATCTTTGATGCACGGGAGTTGTTAATGTAACTTTACTACTATTTTTATTTTTTTTATCTCCTGTGTAATCGTTTTTTAATCCTCCTGACATACCAACATAAACCAATTCTTCCATCATAAATGGTAAAATTGTATCTGTGGGCATAGATTCAGACATAACAAAACAATATACAGCGGAAGGAATATTTCTAGTAATTTTATACAATGTATCTTTATTACTAAACCACTTCATGGTCATGTTTTCTAAAGTATACATTATTTAAACTCACAATCTACCATAATTTCGGTCAAACAAGCCACCATATTAATCTCATGGTCTGCCACAAAGGCAGCCTGATATTGATACTTAGCCAAAATCAGTACCAATTGTGGGACCGATTGAGGTTTTAATACATCATAAAGACCATCGTAAAGTTTACGATAAATCTTTACCGGATCATTGTCTAAGTTTGAAGTAACCCATTTGCGTGTAGATGCAAAATCTTTTTCTTTGAGTGCAGAAATCAATTCACCAACTTGAACATCGGCAACATTTGATAGAATACCTTTGTCGATTACACCAGATACCGAATACCGTTGAAGTTCATTGAGAACCCTACGATTATCAGGAAAGTGTTTGGTGATAACGGCAGCAACAACTTCTTTATCATACTGAACATTCTCTTGTTCAAGTATCCATTCAACACGTTTAAAGAAAGCTGCAGCCATCTTTGCCTTACTACCATTGATTTTAAAATCCACAACTGAACAACGAGAGTGAATTGGATCAATGATGCGGTTCTTATAGTTACAAGTAAAGATGAAAGAACAGTTTGAGGAGAACTCCTCGATGGCACCACGCAACGCAGGTTGAGTTGAATTGGGATTTAGATAGTCTGCTTCGTCAATGATAACAACTTTGCGGCCACCAGCGAGGGAAACCGATGAAGCATAGTTTTTAATTTTATTGCGGAGAACATCAATACCAGATTCGTCGGAGCCGTTAATAACAATATAGTCACAACCAACTTCATTACAGAGGGCTTTAGCAATCGTTGTTTTTCCAACACCCGCCGTACCTGATAATAATAGATTCGGTATTTCTTTTCTAGTAACATATTCCAAGAATGTGGATTTGATTGCATCCGGTAGGATACAATCTTCCACTTTTTGTGGTCGATACTTTTCGACCCATAATAATTGTTCCATCACATACTCCCATAATATATTATACTGCTTATTTTACTTCACTAATGACTTCAAATAAAGCCTCAAACTCCTTTTGTTCCGAAACTTCTGTGGCAAAGCTTTGTTTGTATTTTACTTTTGCCATCTTGGCAAGAATCTTTTTAGGAATTTTAAAGTTATCAAAAGCAACATCAATAATTTCTTTTTGTAATTGTTTTTCAAAATCAATTTTTGTTTGAGAAACATTTACCTCATCGATTGCAGATTTAATTGCCTTTAATTGGTCTTGGTTATAGGTACCATATAGGGTTGTAATTTCTGTTCCCATATTATACCGCCGCCAATTGACCTAATACAGTAACAAGAGATTCTTCTACTGCAACCATACCATTAATTAAATTAATAATTGTTTTACCTTGCAAATCACCTTCGGTGGCCACAAAAGCTGCAACAACATGGTCAGAATTAACTGCAATGGTATCTTTAGTTTTTACTTCAATAAATTTTAAAAACATTATTCACTCACTTTCGATTCTTTGGCTTCAAAGGCAATCCAATACTGAATATCTTCTTTAGTATTTTGGAAGTGGCCAATACCTTTAAATGAAATTTGCACATCGTATGAACCAGGAATCATTTTAATATTCTCTGTCTTAAACACGATTGTATATTTCTTACCATTACCTTCACCAACTTCAGTTGAGTTTGTATGTGCCGAATTATCAGCAGCATCAAAAGCAACAACTTCAATCGTATCGCCATCAGATTTAATAGCAATATGTGGAGAAGATAATACTTTAGCAGCAGTTAAAATAGAATTGTAATCTTCTTCTGTCAAAGTAAACTGACAATCAACCGATGGTAATGTGATTTCTTTGTTTGGAGGAGTTACAATCATATCTGGTGCTGTCATACGATAGTTTGTTTTTTTCTTACCGCTTTTGAATACAACATCTGAAGTTGTGAAATCCAACTCTGAATCTTTATTCAGATTATAAACAGATAAGAACTGGTTCAAATCATAGATACAAAACTCTTGCGGAAATTCATCTTTCAGATTTGCTTGAGCAAGAACAGTTTTACTTGAAGAAACTGTGGTTAGTTTTTTACCTTGTTTGAATTGGATGCCTTGATTGATTGTTGAAAAGTTTTTCAAGACGTTTAGGGTTTCATTTGACAACTTCATTTTACATCTCCATTATTTAAAGAATACATTATATCATGTTCATACAAAAACATCAAGCAGCACATGGCATGAGCTAAGTGATGTATACCAGATTCGGGGTCTAATTGTTCACCACGTTTCCATGCCCAAACATGGCGTTGTAGTGCATCAAAGTACCTGCGTTTTGAATCTGGTACTTTTTGCCAATTATCTCGGTCATACTTTTGAGCACCGAATGTTAATACTTTTACTACTTCTTCTAAAGCAAATGGTGGTAACAAACCATATTCTAGTTTGCCACCATCAAACTTACGACCTTCTTCTTTTTCAGATTCATAATGATGACCTTGACAAGGTCCAACGGCCGCATCTTCATAACCAGGATGATAAGGTGCTTCAGAAACTAATCGAACATTATCTTTCAATTGTTTAATCTTTTCTTCCTCAGGTATTTCAGATAAAGTCCAAGGCATTACATTTCTCCAACAAAATTGGCAACAGCCGGCATATCTCCTTGGAAATGATAAGTACCAATATGAGATGTTTTCATCCAAGGACAGAGATAGATTTCTCCACCAATCTTACGCCACATTTGACAGAACATATAATCTTCTGAAAGATATCGTTCAGAACCACCGCCAACGATAGAATCGGCAGTATCAATAACTGTATCAAAGAAGGCATGAATGTATCGTGTGCCATCAAAGTTTGCTTGACCAACATGGTCTGGTTTATAACGAATCATTGGATACGCTTCTTCCATTTTAGCAAATACTTCACGTTTAATCATCATGAATCCAGTACCAATCTCAAGAACTTGTAATGGTTCTGTGACGGAGAATTGTGCAGTACCTTTAACAGGATTAAACACATAATCACCAGTAACTTTTTCTAATTGACCAGCATCAATATCTGGATTCTTTTGAACAGCTTTCTTAACAGAACGCCATTTAATTGCTTTCTTAGGATAAGGACCACCTGATACATCTTTGTCCATTGCCAATAATGCAATCACATCTTGTGGATTAAAATGGATATCAGAATCGAGGAACAACATATGAGTGCAATCAGAACGGTGAATGAACTCGTCAGCAAGATAGTTTCTTGCTCGTGTAATTAGGGACTCATTAAACAGGAATGAGAATTTGACTTGAATGCCATAGGCCATGCAAATAGATTGTAGGTCTAAACACGCTTTCATATAAAGACCGTGGTTCATACCACCATACATGGGCGTGGCTACAAAAAGGCTTTTCTTTTGTAGTTCTTCTTTTTTGATTGAAATTTCCATTTTTGCTCCGTAGATATAAAAAAAGGGGAATCCACTTTCGTGGTTCCCCTACAACTAGACTGTATTAAACAGACTGAACACGAACACCATTAGCACGGCATTGTGCTTTGAAAGACTTGCTTGGTGTACCTAAACGGTATACAGTTTGCTTTTCGCCATTAACAACTTTCTTGTTGGCATAAACTGCATAACCTTCTTGGCGCAACTCAGAGATACGAGCAGACACGTTTGTAATACCAAAACGGCGTTGTGCTTGTGCTACTGTGAAAGTGTTATAACCTTCAGTTTGCAAGAGGGCATTGAGGATACGGCTTTTAGCGGATTGCTTCTTCATAGTAAAACTCCATAGTAAGTTAATAAAAAACCTTGCGTTATGCAAGTGGACACATCATATCATTATCTAGGTGTGTTTGTCAAGTAAACGTGTGGTATACTTGATTATCTGCCAACTTGTGGCAAGTATTTTGCCTTAGTTTCTTCCCAAGATAGGTAAATCAAGTCATCATAGAAAAGGGTTTCATATGAAACATTGTTCTTTTTCTGTAATTGCCTGATTCGACCCTTAGCATACTTGGTTTTCCAAATATTGGCAAGGGCTTCTTCACTGGTATCAAAAGACTTTACCAGTTCAGAATCGGTAATCTCCTTACGGAGAAATTCATTTGTATTATCATATAGTGGACTAAAATAGATTCCGCGCTGATGTTCGGTACGAATTAATTCTTTTGGTATTTTCAATTTAGAATATGCATAATTCAATGAGCGGTTTTTGTGGTCACGTTTAAGTGGAAGTCCTTGTGGATTTTTTGCATCCCACCATTCAAAGTATTTCTTGGTATCATTCTCTTTAATCCAATCGAATACTAATTTTTTGGTTTCTTTTGTTGGTTCAAAAGCAACCGAGCCAGAAGAAAAACCCATAGGCTTCCAATGTTCGAGGTTATCATACTG